GGACGTGAGGCTTCTGCTGCGGGTGCTGCTGCTGCCTCAGTTGTTGCGGGAGTTGTATCTTCTGACACAGCTGCCTCACTTTCTGTTGTGTTTGGGTTTTCATCTGCAACAGTTTCTTCAACTGGAGCAGAAACTTCTTCTGTCTCTGACGCTACGACTTCAAGTACTCTGGCTTGGTCGAATGCCGGACTTTCTACGAGGCTGACTTCCTTAAGAAGCGCAGCGGTAACGACAACTGTGCCATCTTTGCGTTCGCGTGATGCAAGAACTTCTACGCCTACGCTAAGACCATCGATCAAGCCTTCTGACGCCATTACTAGGTAATCTTGCGCTTTGCTTGCTGCGCTTAACTTAAAGATTCCATCGATGCCAGTTGCAGTCTCGCGGAATGACTGTGCGCGACCGATTGGATCGTTAGTGTTGTGCTGAGCAAGTAACTTGATCTTTGAAGGGGCAGGGATCTGGATTGAACCCGCTTCGAAGATTACTTTGCCAATAGAAGTATTACCGATTGACCCGAATGGGACGATCTGGCCTGAAACAATGCGACGTTCTCCGTCGGCTGCTTCAATAGGTGAATTAAAGTTCAGTAGCATCTGGTACTGACTCCGTTCCTGATGGTGTTGAGGTGTCGGTCATAGAAGATTCGCTACCGTCTGGCGCTAAGCCTTCCATTTCCTTGGCTTGGTCTAAAGATATGAGCTGAAGTGAAAGTAACTTTTCTGTAACTGCTAAACGATCTTGTGGGTTAGCGCGTAAGAAGGTTTCATCTACTGCAAAGCGAACGATCTGACCGCGTGGTGTCATGTCGTCTAGTGATAGGCGATCCTCGATGGCGCTGATATAAGGCGCTAGTGTGTAAGCAAAGAACTCTTTACGAGCATCGAGAACGTTCTGATAAGTAGATGAACGGTTATGCTCTGCGTTGATCATGTGTGCCGGTACGTTCATGGCGCGGCTGATCTGGGCTGCTAATTCTTCGATTGAATCGTTGTAAGTCATTTCCATTGGAGAATAAGACGTTGGAACGTACTCAAGTGTTGAAGTTAAGTAAGCAGTTGAGCGATTCTTGCGAGCATTTTTCCAAGTGTTGAGAAGTCCTTGGATTTGACCGTCTGGAAGGTCTGCGCCTGTATTGCGGATATAGCCAGTTGGTTGCGGGCTAGAAATACCGACGTTAGCAGCTTCTTCGGCTTGGATTGCTGAGTTAAGAAGTCTTTGTGATCGAACTAGAAGTCCTTGATCGAATGCTTGAAATGTAATTAAAGATCCAACGCCTGAGTCTGGAACTCGGACGTTATTTACCATGTAATATTCAACGTCTTGTGAGAACTTGTCCAACTTGGTAGTTACCCGGCTGTTCTGTATCCATTCAAAGCGAGCAGGGCGAAGATCGTCTGCATATACCTCGGTCACGCGCCAGTAAGCAATTCCGTACATAATTAGGGAATCGACTGTCCAAGATAAAGTTACAGAACGAGGCGCACGAAGATCTGGCTGGCGAACCCATACTGGCATCGCTAGTTCTTCGCCAGTATTTAGCGAGTACATCTCTAGCGGGATCGTTGCAATCGTGCCTTTGATTAAATTAAGACATTGATTGACGGCTGGAACAGATACCGCTGCCTGACGATCGAGTGCTGAGGCGTAGTTGTTCCAACCGCCAAAGTTTCCAGCAAAGTATGAGCTGCCAAAGGGCGCGTCATAAACGGCTGGATTAGTCTGTGCTGTGAGTTCTTTTTTACGCCCAAAGATTGCCATAGGCGACCTATTATACACTAGATATAGTTTAACCTTCGAAGATACGCGCTACCTGTTGTGGTTTCATTAACATTGATACGACCATGGCCAAAGATATTGGCGCACTTATGTCCCCGGCGGACTTTCGCTTTACAATTCGCCATGCTGAGTCATTTACCTTAGCTGCGCAGTTATTCATCTGCTGAATTAGGTTGGCTTGGCCGTTATGAACGACTTTGTGATTAACCAAGCCATCGAGCAAATCTCCGCAAGCCTGATAGAACTGCTGGCCTGAAATATCTTGGACTACGCACCCAGCATTAGCCAATCGATCAGCGATTGACTGGGTAGCGTATTTATCAAAGCAGATCTGGCGTGGCATGTATTGATCTGCCCAGCCTTTAATATCAGCTGCAATCTTTAGATCGTCAACCGAGACCGCTGACTCCCATGTCTGCAAAATACCGACGCCAATACGTCCATCTGGCAATATTTGGCCAGCAACGAGTGAAGCATTACGCCTCGATGGCGAAACGTCGAAGCCAAAGACTGTATATCCGCCAACTGGGATCTGGAGTGTCGCATCTGAGGTTTCCTCTAAGACTCCATGTGGCCAAGGTGAACTTAGGGAGTCAATCCATTGGCAAAGTAACTCTGTTCGAGTATTTTCGATTGGTGAAGTCGCAACCGATTCTTCTAGGGCTTCTTTTGTGACGGTATAGCCCAAAGCAGGGTTAGCCATTGCCCAAGCCTTGGGATCATTGATCTTGCAATACTGTGGCGCTGAGTATTCGTAGTATCCGAATGACTTTGGCGGGTTATCTAAGGCTCGTTCTCTCAGATCGTTAAGAACCGCGCTGAAAGCATCGCCAGCGTTGGAAGTTAGGAATGTATGGGCGTTAGGTCTAGCGCGGGTTACCGGCATGGCTGCTCGATAGCCTTCTTCTGTCCATTCACGAACCTCATCAAGGAATAGCGCATCGGCAGTTCTACCGCGTGAGCCGTCTCGGGTTGCAGCTACTACGTCAAGGCGTCGTCCGTCTTTCATCTCGATCGACTCAGTACCGTTGGCGTAACGGATAGCCTTTACTAACGCCATAAGATTTTCGTTCTGCTCTAGAACCGAGGCTACTTGTCGAAACGTATCGAGTGCCATCGATCGGTTAGATGAAGCAATAATTATATTCTTGGATTCCCATTTTAATAGATGAGCAAGAATGACCATACGGGTTAAATGAGTTTTTCCATTTTGGCGAGCTACAAGCACTAGATTTAGCTTGCGTATCCACATGCCCTTCTTGTCTACTCGAAGCATGTCTCGTAAAACGAATTCCTGCCATGGTAGAAGTGGCATCTTAATCAGATTTGCCAACTCAATTACATCATCAACCTTGGACTTACCCTTTAAGTATGGGCTATGAAGCCTTGGTTCTGTTGCCCCTCGTAAAGCTTGCTTACGAGCTGCCATTATCGGGGGCTTTCAGGCTTAGGTCGGGCAATAAACGGGCTGTCCAGTTGGACTTGACTAACCATCGGGGACGGATAGGACGGAAAGACAGGGGGGGTGAACCCTCGGTGCAAAAAAGACCCCTCTGAGCGCGAACCCTTTGCACTATTGCATGACCTACATGCAGCCACACAATTCTCTAAGTTCATTGCAAGATCAGGGTTAGATTTAACTGGTACAACATGGTCAACTGTATTAGCAGGTAGGCCACAGTAGTGGCACGTGTATCCATCTCTAGCCAATATGACTAAACGTAACGCTCTCCACTTCTTACTATCTCTAGGGTCTTTAGGCATTACTGCCAACCATAAGTACGTAGATGATGTAGTGCATTGCAGTAGTTAGGCTCATCATACTTAGTTACTCCATACCGATTGGTAACATAGTACCAATACCACCAGAACTGATACTCAGCCGGTGCGCCTTTAAGGCTTACCGATTTACCTTGATACAGCCCATAATGTGAGCCATTAACAGCTGATAAGTTCCATCTAGATTCTTTATAGATGATTGCGTTATGGCAGTTATATTGCTTATCTGTTAACTGGTAATTAGCAATTTGTTTAAGGCTTTTAGTTGGCATTCTTTGAGCCTCTGGGTTGATTGCTCCAGCAATAGGCATAGCGATCCCACTAACGATTGCTACCGAGCAAGCTACGCCTTTCAGGCTTGCTCTGAGCCCTTGAAGGGCTCTAGCCATAGAGTGTACCAAGCAAGTCAAATCCATTAACATAAGTCCTGCTCAGAACGGCGTGGCTTATTTAGAATCTGTGGAATAGAATCCAGAACCTTTGAATTGAATACCGAATGAGCTGTAAATCTTGCGCATTGGTTCATGACAGAACCCGCAATCGACGTCGTGTGGTTCATTTATCTTTAACTCCTTCTCATAGCGAAGATTGGCCTCGCATTGATCATTCGTACATTCAAACTCGTAAATTGGCATTACTTGGCCACGCCATGCACTGACTGAATATGGCTAAGCAAAACTCGGCTGACACCCATTTGACCACCTAAGTAATCGTAAGCGCCTATTAACGAAAAGCCGCAATAGCAGGTGTGCATAAAATCTGGTAATTCATTGGCTTTCGCACCAGTTACATGGGTCATTAATTGTCCATTCTCCACATTGATTGCATCTTCTTATATCTGAGTCTTTAACACTATCGCGTCGATCTTCGTACCCGGCATCACGAAGTAACTGCACCAGATCGCCAAGTCGAAGCATCGCGACGTAATCGTCTGCTTTCTCGCCTTGCCCATTAAGTCGAAAGCAAGCGAACCCCAATAGCCCGCTCTCGGCTGTTCTAGTTTCGATCTGGCGCAGTGTCCCCCGGATATCGAGTGCTGAGCGAGCTTTAACCTCGC